TACCTGGCGCAGCACCTCGACCGGCGGCGCTGATCTGCACAGCCTTGGCTATATCCTTTCCTGTGGTTGACAGCTTTAGGCATACGCATGCGATAATCCGCGTAAGCCAGCAATGGCCCGGTGCTTGAAAACACCATTTCGTGAAGCGGCGCGACCTCCCCGACAGTGAGGTTTTGTCACGTCTGAATTCTCAAATGTCCCCCACTGGGACGTTCAAGGTTACGGGCGGGATGGCCAGAACGGTAACGCCTGGCGCATGCCTTCACGCATGTTTTCAACATCCTGTCCACCCGCCTTGCTTGAAAACAATGCGGGTGGTTTTTATGTCTCGTGAAGGAGCAAAGAACCATGACCAAGGTCATTCACCTACCCAGCCGCCACGCAGGAACCTGCGTGCAATCGTCTGCACAATCCAGCGGTGCGGTTTCGCCAAACGTCGATCAGGCTGCAAGGTCCGGAATTGTCACGATAGAGCGACAAGCAGCAATCGAAAACGCGCTTAACATGGCGCTTTACTTTCTGCGTCAGTCGGGCGACACACCAGCCAATTTATGGGCCGCTACAGCTCGCACAAACCGTGCTCTTACGATGCTGAAACAAGCCGGCGCAGGCACGACAAACCACTTTGGGAGGGCATGAATCATGGCCGATACACAGGACACAAGCCAAAGCTCTGGCGCGGTCACCGTCGCTTATGATTTTCACAATGCATCAAGCAATCGTGATCAACTATTTTCAGTTCGCGCAGGCATTCCGATCAGCGATGCATTCGACCAACTTTCGATACTGATCGCGACCGCTCAAAATGTCGTATCGGAATTGGAGGATGGCGGCGCGTGCGCTGGGTGGATATTGGAATTGTCCTATGCGTTGACGCAATCAATTCACATGGGCGTGAATCAGGGCGGTAAACCATGAAGCGCGGCCTATCACCCAACGATGCAGCAACGGTGGCGGACTGCGTTCGACCTAGGCACATACTTGATTTTGCATTTGAGAGCCTGGAAGATGAACACGCAAAACTATTTGCCCTCGCTATCGCATTGCAGGATCAACTCGAACCAACCGATCCGGACAACCACGATGACTGCGACCATATAACAGCCTGGCACTTGGCGCAAATATTGTGTACCCGACTTGCGGGAACCCAATTTTTGAGCGCCATGCGCAGACTGATTACAGGGGTTGAATCACCCGAAAGAAACTGAACCGTTTTCGCCACGCCTACCCTGTGCCTGATCCGCAAGGGGGAAAAGCCGGACACCTTCACCGGCCTGGCGCTGGCACCTAGTGAGGGGTCAGCGCGAAGGGGTGCCATGGGTGTTGATCCTAAGGACGATGGGAGACTCAAGGAACGGGCTTGGAGTCTGGAAGGTGAGTTAGTAGAAAAGCTACAAAGATATGCCCTATCTGGCGAGTGTCTGGTAGAGCTGTGTCTCATCACAAGAAGGCTTCGCTCCGCCCACGATTCTCCGAATGTTTCTAAAAAATTGATCGAAGTTCGATTGAACACCATTGCTACGCTCGCTGCCGAACTAGTGAAAAACTTGAACGAATTACAGCCGCTTCAAGTCATGGGCTTGAGCCTTCAAATGTCACAGCCAAGTGACTATTCAAAATTTCATAAGAAGGGATCGGAAATCCCCGTGACCATGGAGACCATGCTCACCCTTCAGTCCGTTGAAGTCGGTTTGAATGAACTTCATCACGCGGCCGTTCATGAGGTCGAGCAAATGATTGGGCGGCGCGGCGGGAGGCCTGCCGTAAAGACTGAAGTTCAAAGAAGTGATGCTTCATATATCAAGCATATTGCCATGAGCTTGGACTATCAAAAGAAGATCGTTCCAAATCGCGGAAAAGACTTTACCGGAATATGCACGGCGGTATTTGAATGCGCCAGTGTGAAGGTGTCACCAGTCGGGGCGATCAAGGTATATCTGGCAAGCCTCGATGAATCGTCGGCAACATCACATGGCGTTCAACCCAACAGGCGCATTCACAAGATCAAATAATTCCTTCTTGACCGACGTTCAATCATGGATTATTCGAGAGTAGAAAGCCGTAGAAAAATACTCTTTGCTGTGGCGTGACATTTTTTGGATGATTGGCCTTCAACCAAGAAAGGCCAATAGCATGCAAACTCAGCCAAACACCACTGCATCACAGCATACCGATTCAAAAGCCGAAACGCTGCATCAAGACCGCTGGTTTCTTCGCCTACCGGAGGTATGCGAATTGACAGGCCTAAGTCGGTCGAGTATTTACAACATTCCTGGATTCCCTGCGAGAGTCTCGTTGTCCCCCCGCCTTGTTGCCTGGAAACGGAGTGACGTGATGGAGTGGATTGCCAATCGTCCGATCATTGGTAGGGGTTGATCATGCCAAAGTTCAAAGGCGTTGAATTCGACTTTGGCGGCGGGCTGGTCTACATCATTCCGACCCTGGCTGTGACTGATCTCAAACGTTATCGTCGAGAACTTGCCATGCTGCAAAAAAATGATGTTGACCATACCGCTGGTGTAGACGCCTGCATCACGCTTGTGCATGCGGCGCTACGCCGAAACTACCCGGAAATGACCCGCGGCGAAGTGGAGTCATTTCTTGACATGAGCAACATGCTCGCGGCCATCAAGTGCGTTATGAATTTTCACGGCTTGCCGGGCAACCTGGCACAAGCTGGCAACCTTCCAAAAACCAATCAAGGGGTGAATCATGGCTAATGACGGCAAGGACTTTACAACCACAATCAGCGCTGACCCAGCCCCTTTTCTGCAGGGCATGCGAGCGGCTGCCGAATCTGCCAAGGCCGCTTCGACGCAGATAAGTGGTTCTCTTTTGAAAGTGAATGATGTCTTCGCCACGCTGCAAAAGAGTGTGCTGGGGATTACCGCTATTTTCGCTGGCGGTGCAATGTTCAAAGGCGCTATCACTGGGGCGGTCAGCTGGAACGGCGAGGCGGGCAAGATGGCCAAGCAGCTCGGCGTTACATCCGAGCAAGCCAGTGTCTTGAATGTCGCTTTGCAGCACCTGGGGATTGATTCCGAGACGTACACGGGTGCGGCCTCGAAGATGTCAAAGCAGATATTCAGCAATCAGGAAGCATTCGAAAAGCTGGGTGTTAGTGTGAAGAACGCGGACGGAACTTATCGACCGATCACGCAAGTAATGGGCGAAGTCAATCAGAAACTGGCCGCGATTAAAAATCCAATTGAACAGAACATAGCCGGCATGCAGGTTTACGGCAAGGGCTGGGCCGAAGTGCGAAGCATTATCAAAGTCACTCAAGAGCAAATGGACGCGGCTGAGCAGCGAGCCCGCCAATTGGGATTGATTGTCGGCCCCGAGGGGGCGGCAGCGGCCAAGCAATACAACGAACAAATGCGGGATTTGGGTTTGGTTAGCAAGGCACTTGAAGTGCAGTTCGGGAATGCCTTGCTGCCGGTTTTCACACAGACGGGCCTGTTTCTATCTGAAGAGGGTCCAGTAGCAGCAAGGGTGTTTGCCGACATTCTCAAGGTTGTCGCGTTTGCTGCCTCTGCGACGTGGCTTTCTCTTAGAGATATGGGCGATTCATTGGGGGCGATGGCAGCACAGGCTGCAGCTCTGTTGCATGGTGACATAGATGGATTCAAGGCCATTGGACGTGCCCGCGATGAAGAGTCGGCCAAGAATGAAGCCGCCTTTGAAAAGATGAAAGCGCGGTTTGCTGAAGGCATGCCGGTTGCAAAAAGTGCAGCGCCTGAAACTGGCGGACCAAACCCCGACTTTTCGAAGCCCAAGAAAGGTGCGCAAGATACCTCGCGTATGGGGAAATGGGAGGCTGAACTAGCCGACCTCAGAGTCGCCGAGGAACGAAAAGGCATGGTGGAAGGGCAGTATCGCGAGCTGACCAAAGCGGCCGAAGCGGACTTTTGGCAAAAGCGCTTGAAACTAAAGGATCTGTCCGAGCAAGAATCCGCAGCACTTACGCGCAAGGCCGCCGAGAGCGAAATGTCAGGTATCAAGCAAGGATTCGAAGTCAAGGTTGCCACGTTGCAGGCCGAGGCTGCTGCTTACAAAAACAACACGGATGAGCGTATGCGCATCGAGTTGGAAATACAAGCCAAGTACCAGCAGGGCACCAAGCAATATGAGGAATCGGCCAAGCGAATCACTGAGATTCAGCGTCAAGCGGTTGAACAAAATCGAACCATGGGTGAAATGAAGGTACAGGCGACCCGTGATGCGCAGCTTCAACTGGTGGCAGTAGAAGAACAAACGGCGCAGACAGCGCTTCAGTTGGGCTTGATCACACAAGCGCAGCTATTGACGCAGCAGGAGCAATTTGAACAGCGCCGCAATGCGATCGCGCGGGAAGCCATCCAGGAGCGCCTTCAGATTGCACTACTGGACAAAGACAAGAACCCAGTCGAAATTGAAAAGATCAATACGGAGCTGGAAGCCCTCGAACGCGCGCACCAGCTGCGCCTGGGCCAGATCCGCGGTGCGCAGGCGGTAGATTCTGCCAAGTACCAGACGCAATTCTTCCAAGGCATGCAAAGCAGCATGCAGGGCTCGATCCAGAATATCCTCAATGGCACGCAGACCATCGGGCAGGGTTTTCGCAGCCTGTTCGCCGGCATCGGCCAGAGCCTGGCGCAAACGGTGTCGAAGATGGCGACGGATTGGATCATGGGCCAGATCAAGATGCGCCTGGCGTCCAAGGAAACTTCGATGGTCCAGCTGAACAACAACGCTATGGCGGCAGCCGGCGCAGCGTACAACTCGGTTGTGGGAATTCCCTACATCGGCCCCTTCCTGGCACCCGCAGCCGCTGCCGTGGCCTACGCCGGCGTAATGGCCTTTGGCAGCCTGGCATCGGCCGAGGGCGGCTTCGACATACCAGGCAACGTCAACCCGATCGTGCAGACGCACGCACGCGAAATGATCCTGCCCGCCAAACACGCTGATGTCATCCGCAGCCTGGCTGACCAGGGTCCGGGCGCTGGTACTGGTGGCGATCAATACCACATCAATATTCAGGCAGTGGACAGCCAAAGTGTGCAGCGGCTATTCATGGAAAACGGGCAGCACCTTGTGCAATCGTTACGAAGGCAAAATCGAAATTTCGCCTTCGTCGGTAAATAAGCAGGGGCTTGTATGCGAACCAAAGTCGCCTCGCTGAATGACCCGATCGCTTTGGGTTTGCGCCACGAGTTGTCAGAGTACCTGCGTAATAAGCCCAATAAGGTGCCTCCCGCTGACTCGCGAACGCGTCCGGCGCTGGCGGCACTTTGGAAGGCTGCGCAATGTGCGATGACGAAAAGGAAGAGCCTGCGCACCTTTACTTATCGTGGCAACAGATTTGGCATCGTGTATTTGGGCGGACAGCTTTGTGTTTTGGATTTGGGAACCCGCTTCGTTATGGTTCGTCCGCCCACGTCATTTGCGGCCCTCGATGACGTGTTGAATTCGCGTCTTCGTTGATCATGGTCAGCGATACGACCGGGCAACCGAGGGACACCCGATCCGGTCAAGCGTCCCGCGTTGCCGATTACCTGGAACAGCACCCGCAAAGCACTCAAAAAGAGATTGACGCGGTGTGTGACACCGGCTGCATTTCAAAGGTGCTGTCAGATATGCCGAGCCTGCGCTACGGCCTTATGTATGGCTGGCGCTTTGTTCCCTGTGCCGGTGGCGATTTGAAACGGAAGGTGCGAACGTACAGCCTGCTTTGTCGGCCGCACACCCAGCCCCAGCCCGACCTATTTTCCCCTCTATGAAAACAACAATAACCCCGGAGCTGGTTCGCAGCGCCTTGCAATTCGTGTCGGCAAATGTGGCCCGCGACGACTGGGCACGTATTGGCATGGCGATCAAGTCCGAATTCCCAGACGACACCGGGCGCGATCTGTTCACCGAATGGAGCGCGACCGCTGAAAGCTACAACGCAAAGGCCACGGTTGCGACCTGGCGCAGCATCAAAGCTGGTGGCGGTGTGAATATCGGCACACTGCTGCACCTAGCCAAAGAAAACGGATTCACGCTGCCAAAGGTAGACCAAGCGGCGACACCACCAGACCCCGAAGCGGTGGCACGTCAGCGCAGCCAGCGACAGCAGGCCGAACAAGCGCGGCAACAGGCGGCGCACGACCAGGCCACAAGCGAAGCGGCGGCACTGTGGGCAAAGGCCAACGACGAAGGCGACAGCCCTTACCTGGCACGCAAAGGTGTGCAGCCTTTAGGCGTGAGGTTTGCTGCTGACGGCTGGCTGCTGGTGCCAGTGCGCGACGCATCGGGCAAGCTGTGGAATGTGCAGCGCATCGCGCCGGTCAAGCCTTCAGACGGTGGCACCGATAAGCTGTTTTTGAAAGGCGGGCGCAAGTCAGGCCTTTGGCACTGCTGCGGCGATCCTGTCGGCGCTGCTGTGCTGTTGATATGTGAAGGTTACGCCACGGGCGCAAGCATTCGCGAAGCAACAGGCCGACCGGTGGCTGTGGCCTTCGATGCCGGCAACCTGGCGCACGTTGCAAAGGCGTTGCAACAGGCGCATCCGCAAACGCTGATGGTGATTTGCGGCGACGATGACCGCGACACGCACGCACGCACCGGCAACAATCCGGGGCGCGACAAAGCGACGGCGGCGGCGCGATCCGTGCGGGGCCTTGCAGTGTTCCCTGAAAACCTGCCCGAAGGTGGCAGCGACTTCAACGACCAGCACCAGGCGCACAGCCTTGATGCCGTGCGGGTCACCATCGAAGGCGCAATAACTGCGCACCAGGCAGCGCAAACGGCTGCACACGCTGCGCAAACTGAAACGACAGGCCAGCACAGCCAGAGCGCCCGGCGCAAGCCCAGCGAGGCCGATCACGGCCTTGGCAACACAAGCGGCGATTACGATCCTTTCACCGTTGACGATACCGGCGTCTGGTTTATGGGTGCGGACCAGGACGGCAAGCGCAAGCCGCCGGAATGGATCTGTTCAAGACTTGACGTACAGGCCCGTACTCGTGACCAGGACGGCGGCGGCTGGGGCTATTACCTAGCCTTCGCTGATCCGCTGGGAAACGTCAAGCAATGGGCCATGCCCGCCCGCATGTTGTCGGCTGACGGCGGCGAATACCGGGCCGCCCTACTGAATATGGGCCTGCGCATTGCCACATCGCCACGCGCCCGCAATCTGTTGACCACCTATCTGCAAAGCCGAAATCCTGCCGAATTTGCAAGCTGCACCGACCGCATCGGCTGGCATGGTCGCGCCTTTGTGTTGCCAAAGGAAACCATCGGTGACAGCGCCGAGCGAATCGTGTTCCAGAGTGATAACGCCGTGGAAAACACATTCCGGAGTAAGGGCACGCCGGATCAGTGGCGCGAGCGCGTGGGGGCGTGGTGCGTCGGCAATTCACGCCTTGCCTTTGCCGTAGCGTGTGCCTTTGCTGGCCCGCTGCTGCGACCTGTGGGCATGGAATCCGGTGGCTTTCATTACCGAGGCGACAGTTCCAGCGGCAAGACCACAGCCCTAAAGCTCGCTGCCAGCGTGTACGGTGGCGCAAGTTACTTGCAGCGGTGGCGGGCCACAGACAACGCCTTGGAAGCCATAGCGGCCCAACATTCCGATGGATTGTTGATTCTCGATGAACTGGCACAGATCGACCCCAAGACAGCGGGGGAATGCGCCTACATGCTGGCGAACGAACAAGGCAAGGCACGCGCTACCCGCACCGGCACACCCCGCACCCGGCAGTCATGGCGACTGCTGTTCTTGAGTGCGGGCGAATTGGGCCTTGCCGATCACATGGCAGAGGGCATGAAGCGCATTCGCACCGGACAGGAAACACGCATGGCCGACATTCCCGCCGATGCTGGGGTGGGCCTGGGCGCGTTCGAGAATCTGCACAGCCACGCGGGCGGCGCTGCCTTCGCTCGCAATGTCACACACCAGGCACAAACTGTCTACGGTGCGACCGGCCGTGCCTGGCTGGAATGGTTGACCGAACATGCTGACACACTGAAGACCACCATTCGCAGCGCATCGGCCGCGCTGGCTGCGCAGTTGATCCCGAAGGATTCAAGCGGTGTCCGGCGTTTTCTGAAGGAAGCGGTCAGCGGTCAGCCTTTGTTGGAGGAGTCAGACCGTGTGTCCGAGTACAGTTGTTAAGTTATGTCTTTCGTCTCTCGGTT